TTCTTAGCATAATCATAATCCAGCAAACTATCAGACTTCATCCAATTCTGTCCGAATAAATTTATGAATTCAACATTCAAATGATTCATATCTAATGCCTTTTTAACTATTTCAGATCTCATGATTTGTTTTCTCATTTTTATTTCTATAGGACCTTTCAGAACATACTTTTTACCATCTTCTAAAGAAGTAGCGAAATATACTTGTGGTTTCCCTCTACTAGTAATCAGTTGTACTTGTACCACATCTTTAAATCCAGGAATTTTCATTTCAAATGATCCACCTGCATGTACCATCTCTATCTTTTCATTTTCTATATCTATTTCTAGTTGTTCTTTCCATTTCTTATATAAGACCTTTGTTTTTCCATTTCCTAGGTTTTCTTCATCATCTAGATATACTTTCTTACATTCAGTAGCATACCTATCACCTTCTAAACCATAGATATTTTCATTAACTACTAGTGAATTATCAAAGAAGAATTTATATCCACTAGTTCCTCCAGATACATGTTTATCTTTCACCCAGAAAGGTAACTCTTCAAATTTCCTAGGTTCTAATAGTTCAATATCTAAAGAATATTCTTGGTTTAGTTCTGGTCTTCTATTAAACATAATATATGCTGCCCATACTAAATTATTTCTTCCAGAAAATGAATATAATTTCCAATATTGTTCCCCTATATATTCACGGATACTCTTGAAATCATCCTTACGAACATATTCTGTCATTTTTACAGCCTCAATCATTTCTTCAGATTTAGGAACAATCTTATTCATACTGTAATGCAAAGCTAAACGAGATAACCAAGCAGTATCATGTGTCTTTTTCATCCTACAACAAATAGCAACATATTTATATAAATCATCATCAGAACAATTCACGATTTCGTTACTTAATTCTATATGACCTATATCTTCATTCGTAATATAAACCAGTCTTTTTCTTAAAGAATTAGGAGTCCCTTCATTAAACAGAACACCTGAATAATATAAACATTCTTCTTCCAATCCTCTTCGCATACATTTCTGTATAACAGAATATAACAATCCGATACTTCCTTCACTAGTCTGTTTCCTTAAGAAGGCCATCAGTATCTTTAATATATACTAAATTTGAATATTTATTTCAAATTTAATTCAAGAATAACAATTTAAATATTATATATATTATATAACAATGAAAGGTGGAGGTAAATGTTCAATATGTGGGTCAATAGGCGTAACTAAAGCAAGTTGTCCTTTAAATCCTTCTGCTAAAAACCCTCAACCAGAAAAACATCCTTTAGCAAAATCACCTAAGAAAGAATCTTCTAATAAAAGCGATGCACCAATAATCGTGCCTGAAAAACCTGTCATACCAAAACAAGATAAGTCAGATACATTATATGGATTAATTAATGATATAAAAGTGTCGTGCCCTGACCAAGAAATAAATTTAGATTTACTCAAAAATCACATAAAGGATAAAAAACTAGTTGCCAAATCCTTAAAAAAACCAAATAAAAAACCCGCATCATTATCTGTTGAACCTGATCTAAATTTAGCACTAGTTCAACAAGATGTAAAGGATAAAAAAGATAAAAAGTCCAAAAATAAAAAACCAGCCGCTAAAAAACCTAAAAAAGGCAAATCTGTTATAAATCTTAAAGATTATCTCGTTCCCGGGTACATTATGGAAGAAAACCTATTTAGTGTTACAGTAAAAAAACAACTATTATCAGATGAGGCAAATGCTATAGTTGTACTAGTTACTGATAACCGAGACGATGGAAAAGAATATGTTCTTAAGGCAGAATTAGAAGCCGCAAAAGACCAGCAAATCCATAATGAAGTAAATATGATGAATATGATAGCACGAGGTACTCATTATAATTCTACGATCATTCATATTAAAGATAAAGATATTACAGAAGGAGGTATACCTTTCTTGAAGGTATGGGGTCAGGGTAATTCGCCCCAGATTCACCATACTATAAGCAATGGCGGACCTAGGGTCCGCTGTCTTGTTGAGGAAAAATTAGACGAATCTTTAGCCCAATATGCTAAAAAGGGTGTAACTATTCCTCAAATAAAAGAAATAGGAAGAGAATATTTAAAAATTTTACAATATATTCATTCTAGAGGATTTGTTCATTCTGATATTAAACCCCCTAATTTAATGTTAAAACATGAAGGTGGTGATATCAAATATTATATTATTGATTTTGGAATAACTACTAGATATACAATTAAAGGTTTACAACATAGAGGTGCCGGTACCCCAGTGTATCAGTCAATATATTGTGAAGAAGTTACAGTTAATAAAGCAAAGAGATTCATATCTCGTTTAGAAGATGTAGAAGCACTCGGATACATATTATTAGAGTTATCTACTGGATCGCTGCCTTGGTCATTGAAAGATTCACCAGTAGGAAGTCGTCTAAAGTCTAAATTAGGAGCAGAAGAATATGCTGAAAAAATAAAAGATTCTAATTTAAGAACTGCAGTTATTCAAATGCTATCAGCTCATAAAGGACACTTCTCTTCAGAACCAGAATATAAAAATCTTATTAAATTATTACAATAAATTTAACAAATTAATATACTTATTCATTAAAATATAAATTTAAATATTAAATATATTATAAATGTTCAGCGTTGATACTAAAGAAAGAATTAAAGTAGGTGGATTATTTATTTTTCAAAGTTACAAAGTTATCATGGGATCTATGTTAAGTTTATTTGTTCCTCAATTATGTGTAGGTGATGAAGTATGTACTATTTCAGATAATCTTTTACATCATGATAACGATGTATTCCATCAGGTTACATTAGGTTTTAATTTTTTATCTGTATTACTATTTATTGGAGTATATGTTATAGAATTAAAAAGAGAAAACTGGTGCGTTAAATATTTAGATATTGATCATAATATCCCTGATAATAATTTAGAATCCATTATAAAAGATAAACCTGATTTATTATTACCATTATCAAAACATAATAAATTGTATTTTCAAAGTATGTTTATAACTTCATTGGTATATAGTGTAAATTTAGTATTATCTAGTATTTTAATTTATGGTAATTATGCAGGTATTCCTTCGGTTACTAGTTATATGAGTTATGTTGTATTAATATTATTAAAAATATATAATTCATTATGTATATCATATGATTCCATGAAAAATAATAAAGCATTAAGTGCATACATTATAGAATTTACTTCTTATAATAAAATAGATGTGGATCACGCGCATAAATATGAAATAGAATCGAATAAAACAGATGATACAGAAAAACAAAATATGCTTGATCCAGAAGATATTAAAATAAGTGCTTAATATATGTTAAATGATTTACCAGTCGAATTATTAGATAATATAATTAATAATATTAATACTACTGAAGATATATTAAATGTAAGATTACTTAATAAAAAATCATACAATTTATTAAAAGAAGTACCTATTTATAAATATGATCAATTAATTTATAAAATAATATTTAATGAAAATAATATTTTTAAATACCGAGATGATGAATTAATAAAAAAGATAGAATTCATTCCTTATGGTGGAGTTAAAATATATGATTATGTAAATTATACTAATATATATTTTTTCTCAACACCTAAACAAAGAAAATATAACAAAAAAGCATTAATAAATCCTAAAAAAATAGTGTGTAATATTTTCTAACATTTTATCCCTAAATATTTTAATGTATTCGTCTGAACACCAAATAAATAATGAAATAATATACTCAATAACAATAATCCAGCAGTTGTTAATAGTAATGGTATATCAGTTATATATGTTATAAACATAGCCAAAAAAATTGTTAAATAATAATCGACTACTGCTACATTTAAAAATCTATATTTATGTACACCTTCACCTACTTTACCGAATATATTTTTATATTCACTAAATATACACATTATATATATATTATATTTAATAATCAATTAAATTATAGGGATTATAATTTGAACTAAACTTTTTAATTATTTCTTCCATATCTAAAGGTTTCACTTCTTTTTCTAATATAGTCAATTCAAACGTTTTTGTATTTCTTTCACAAAATTCGTCTATACCATCCATTTCTTCACATAATTCTTCCATGATTCCACGGTTCATTTCATCAAAATCAATATCATAATATTCACCTGTTTGTTTTGCCTCTGTTAGCAAATTATCATATTCATATAACGATTTTTGAAAATCAATCCAAAATTGTTTATCTTTTATATCGTCCATTACAGTGTTTTCTTCTTTGCGCAAATCAATCCAAAATTGTTTATCTTTTATATCGTCCATTACAGTAGTTTCTTCTTCATATTGTAATATTACTTTAGATTCATGAATATTATTTTCAATAATATAATTAGTAGGTTTCATATCGTCAAATAAGAAAGGTTCCATAGGGATTGATACACAAATACTTGGCACTAATAATGTCAGATATTTCATGATATTCATGATATTCATGATATTCATAATATTGTTTAATATTCTTATAAATATATTTCAAATTTAAGTAAATTTGAAATATATTTATAAGAATATATTTAAATATCTAATACAATGAACTTTATCATTTACATTCTATTTATACTGGAGTTTGTTTCACAAATTCACGGGTATAATTACGATAAATATGGTGGATTTAAAGGTTATAAAAGTAATACTGGATCTATCCATCATAATCCTTATATGAATGATAAAACCAGGTCCAGTTTTAAAAGACGTAATATACTTGGTCAAAATTTAGATAGAAGTGGTAAAACAAAACACATACCCTTTTATTCAAAATATAATAAAATGTATGATAATTTAGATAGTAAAACACACTTCATAGAACCTACTAATGATCCCAAGGTAAATGAATATATATTAAATAAAAAACTTATAAGTGAACCTATTAAAATTGATGATGATGATATTATTAGAGTTTTACCTGTAAAATATTATGATAAATATTCATTCAAAGACAATTGGGCTAATTCTTGGAAAGATTCTGATGTATGGTAAAGTAAATTTGAATTTAAATTTATAGATTAATTAAATAAATGTCTGGGAAACATTATAATAATAAATTCGTCAGCAATGTTATAGGACCACTCAAGAAAAACGGGTTTGTTTGTGAACAACTCCCCAGATCTAAAAATAAATACAGTATTAGCAGAAAAGGTGGTGAACAGAAAATAATTCATAGCGGTATGTCATGTTACCATCCATTGAGGAAGTGGTTGAAATCTGAATACAATTTTGATCTTGAGAATTACTAAAACTAAATTTGAAAATTGTTTTACTATTTTTTTAAAAAAGAAAATTTACAATCATGTCTGCTTCTCAACTATCTAATAAGAGATTTAAGGAGCAATATCATGGCAAAAGAAAGACAAATTTCAAACATAAATCTGCAAAGAAGTCTGTAGAATGTTGTATATGTTTCTCTATGGTAGATAAAGTAGCCGATAATTCTATAATGTGTGCAAAATCTATTAATTATATTTGCGGCGAATGTAAGTTTAAATGTAATGAGACTACCAATGCAATGTGTCCATTATGTCGTTCCCATCCTGTTAAAAACCCGGTGGCACGGGATATTATTATCAGAATGCCTCAAAAACTTCCGAAGGCACGCACTCAACATCCCTCATATTTTGATACGAATTTATCACCAAAAGAAAGCAGAGGATGGGTGCGTAGTGGTGGACCCTATATTGTCCCATTCACCCAAAACACTAATAGAATTAGACGCGCAGTCCATCGAAATTCATAATACTTTGACTAAATTTGAAACATAATAATATTTTTTTCCATAATTATATATTCATAACATGGAAACCAGATCTATGCAAAAACAAAATATCACTTATGCTGATAGAGAAGCAGCAAGTATTTTGTTAAACCTAAAAAAAGATAATGGTATTTTGAGAAAATTAAAAGAAGATAAAGAAACCAAAGAAGCAAATGATCTGGTAACTATAAAGTCTTTAAAGACAGAAGTCGCTGCGATGAAAATGATTAAAGCATATAAGAAATTACAGATATATATTGACAAAATCATGAATGATCATAATTTTGATATGCTGGCACAAGAATTAGGTATCATAGATCAGCATATACTCCGCCTCACTGACCATATCACTGGTCATCGGCAATAACAATATACAACAGATAACACTAAAAACTATCCATATAATATTTTTTTATATAATATTATATACATGAATAAAGGAGGACATCCTGAAAATTGCTCTGTAAAAATAACTAAAAATTATGTACTAAAAAAATATAATGAAAATTCACACCAAGGATACGTAAACGAATTATTTTTTTATCTGTTAAGTGAAAAGAAAAAAATAAATTATATACCTGAATTAATCGATTATAATCCAGTAAACAGAACATTAAAAACTAAAAATGTAGGAATACCTATAGATCAATATTGTTATGATAACGGAATTGATATTGATACATTTTTACCCAAAATCAAACAAATATATAATAAATTCAGATCATTAGGTTATTATCATAATGATTTAAGATATAAAAATATATTAATAAATAAAATCACTAAGAAAATATATTTAATAGATTTTGAATATACAGATATAGAATATAAAGATAAAGATGATCAAAATATTATTAAAAAATTAAATTCACTTAAATCTAAATCTAAATCCAAATCTAAAAAAAAATCATAATATAATATTTTAATATAATATATTAAATGAAATCTACTCACAGTTTCATTATGTTGACTGGTTTTACTATGAATAGTTCTGATATGCAATATTATTCTTCATACATAAATAAATTTATTCCTAAAGATGTTAAAATAAAATATATATATCCTCAACCACCGACTAGAAAAATCACATGTTATGATGGTCAAAAATACAGAGCATGGTTTGATTATTTAAATGAATTAGTCGAAAATGAAGATGATGATATTAATCCGGATCATCTACTAGAACAATGTAAAAGAATACACGATATTTTGGATAAAGAAGTTAAAAAGTATAAAGGTGATCATAGCAAAATATTTATATGTGGTTATTCACAGGGAGCCTGTGTATCATTAGATTCTGGTATATCATATCCTAAAAAAATAGGAGGCGTTATTGCTTTTAAAGGTCATATCAATTCTGATATAGATAAATATGTTAAATCCAAACAAGATATATGGGCGACACACAGTAAGGGAGATAATACTATAGGATATGACGTTGCTGAAGAATATTATAAAAAATATATGAAATTAGGTTATAATATAACTTTTTTTAAACAAGGAAAAAAAGTGAATCATGATGCTAATTCGGGTATTAGAGAACAGTTAGTTTCATTAAAACCATGGTTATTAGATAAATTATAATTAAATATTTTCTTCAGTAACTATTACACCTTGAACTATTATTTCTTTTTTTTCTTTTCTGTATTTTATTATTCTACTTATAGTACTTGGAAGTATAATTATAAAAAATAGGATAGATATCGGTATTATTATTATAGGGTCAAACATATATATCAATTTATAAATTAATATTTAATATTTAAGTTACCTAAATATTTAAAATAAATCTTCTACAATTATATCTGATATAGAATTTAATAGAAGCGTGATTTTCTTAGTCGAACTAGTATTTTCTATAATCCTATTAAGTAGATTAAATAAAGTTTCTTGTTGATGGACTGTCATATTTTGTTTAAAGAATTCAGAATTTATTTCATCTAAAATAACCTTTTGTAGATAATATCTGAATTGTGTAGGCGAGGGTCCATGTTTATGACCATCATATATTCCTTTAAATGTTATATTTCCTAACCAATGATCATTATTATATTTACTATTTTCGCGAGTATTGTGGTTCAGGAAAAATCCTGGTGATTTTCTTTCTACTTTTTTATTATCTTTAGTGGTAATTTTATCGACCCTAATATAATCTATCACTTTCATAAATTCAACTGATGGTCGGAGCAGTTCAATCATAAATTTAGCAAAAGGTAAATCTAAATTTAGATCTAGAAAATCTGTATGTTTCTCTGGTGTTTTAGATTGATATTTATCAATAATTTGGCGAATATGTTTAATCCACATATTTTCTTTTTTAATTATTTATTACTAAATTTAAATTTATAAAAAAAAGTAATTGTTTTTTTGTCTAATTATTTTATATTGTTTTTTCGTTTATTTATTTTATATTGTTTTTTTGTTTTTATATGTTTTTTGTTTATATTGTTTTACATGCCATGGCAGTGGTAAGACCTGATAATTTCCTGTCCGCTGCTTCAGTTTTTTCTGTTGCCATGCTGATTTTTTCTTCTAAAATCTGTTTTTCTTTTAATAGCTTTTCCAGATCTCGCTTAACTTTTCTATTAGTCGCATTGTTTTTGGAGGCAGTAAGTAGCTTAGAAAGAACTGCTTTTCTGTAGGATTTGAGGTTTCGGCAAGATACAGGTGCCTCTAATGTATCTTGTATATAGTGGTCTGTATTTGTGCACAGGATTTCACCTCGGCCCTGAGATATATTATACTCCAGGATCTTTGCGTGTTGCTGCTTCAACCATATCTTGTCCTGTTTCGCCCAAGCATATAAGTCATAGTACCTTGAAGGACCTTTATATGCTGTAACGCCGCATTCACGCAAACCTGTGAAATCTGCTGGAGAAACACAAAGACAGTGACTCAGTGTCGCAATCAGATCGTCATCCGCTCCTCCCCGGTGTTGCCAACCAGGTATTTCGGATGAAAGTTGACAAGGGACTACTGGGTTTCTACGAGCAATAACCGGATTCATGAACCTCCAAGATGGAATATGTATGGAATCGCTTGTTATTTTCAGTTTGCCGTGCAGACTGCGTAAATAGAAGTTCTTCCAGACGAGGTTTGAGCTGAATATTTCATTCAGATACCTCGACTGCAAACACAACTTGCCGAAATCTCCCATAGAGAGAAGTGGAGCAAGGATGTTGATAATAGTTTCGTAAGGGATTTCCTCAAGCATTTCAAGTATATTTACTTTGATGCTTTGATATGTAATAATTCTTAATCTTTAATTCAAATTTATTTAAAGAATTATAAAAAATATTACATTATAATTATTTTAATTTATTTTTTTTAATCTTTTATTTCAATTTATTTTTGATTATTTAATTTATTTTTTTTTTGTTTTTGAATAGTTTAACAAGAACTTCATATTTTTCACGTAATTCATTCAGTTCTGCTTTAGATTGTTCAAGTCCATCTTTTTTGCCCTGTTCATATGCCGCTACCACCTCGTTTTTATTTCCAGAACCTGACTTATTTAGTGAACATATTGGACAAGTTGATTTCAACATACACTCCATACAGTAAATATGTTCACAATTTACATTACAAAACCCATAATTCCCATTAATATTGTTGAGACATACAGGACATACAGTAATCTCTGTCATATCTTAATATGTCCCTTGTTATAATGCTATACTTTCAATCTTTAAATCAAATTTATTTATACATTCTTGAAATAAATTTGATTTTGTTGTAAAGAAAATTCATACAACAAAGTAAATTGTTCTGCGAATAAAATCTCATTGAATAAATTCTCAAAGAACTAAATATGAACACTATTATGAAACTCATGCTTACTGTCACCTTCCTGTTCACAATGAACATTACTTATGCTAAGGAACACGAAGAAGACAAAGTTAAGATGCGGGACGTGGAAACCCTGCTATTCAGGAAAGAAATGATGACAACAGGACGCAGGTCTAAACCTGTATCTCAGATGATATGCGAAGGACATCCTTGTAAAAAGAACGCTCCCGATTCTATCTCTTGTAAAAACATTGGATGGGATGGCAAGGATCCAATCTGGGATTGTACTACTTCTGAGATGAAGGATACTAAATTGAGGAAAATCGAAGTTCAGTGCGAAGGATACGAATATCCGGATGATCCGAATATTCTTGTGGGCAGTTGTGCAGCAATCTTTCAACTAAATTACAAGGATGAAGCACTCCATACTCTTGATTGGTCCCGTACCCGCCCTGACCGTGAAGACGAACCATCACCATTGGTCGGATTAATGATTATAGCAGGTATGGTTTGGGGTATGTATTCATGCTGCTCTGCATTGGACGAAGAAGGAGATCGGACACCATTCGTGGCAGGTGCTGCTGCAGGCGTTCTAGGTGCGTCCCTGTATAATAATAGCAGATATTCGTGGGATGATAGTTCTTGGGGTGGAGGAGGTGGAAGTTCTTGGAGCAGTTCTTCTAGTTTCGGAAGTACTTCCCGTCGCTAAAGCATACAAAACTAAATAAATCAAAAAAAATTAAAAAATAAATAAACGAAAAAACAATATAAAAACCATCAAAAACTATAAAATATTTAAGGATTTAAATCCTTTTTTTAATATTTCTTCGATTACATTAACAGTCATAGAATTACCGATTAATATTTTCATTCTGTGATCAGATAAAGTAATATTTTTATCTTCTGTATTAAATCCTTGTAACTCAAAGTATTCTTTTACAGATGCTTTTCTTTCCATAGGAACACACCACATATTCGGTTGTGCTGTAATACAAGGTGCCCATTTATCTGAATTAGGAAATGTAGCATTCCTGAAACCAGTATCTATAAATACAGCATCATTTGGGACATTATTAAATAATTCTTTATTAGATTCTTTTTTTTCATTCTTAGATTTATTAGATTTATCTACAAAATCATTTATATTTAGCATGGGAACTGATTCAGGGAATGAGAAGTCATTCTTTTTATATTTATTTAATACACCTATTATATATAATCTATCTCTACTTTGCGGAATACCCAATTCTTTAGAATTAATAACTTTATAATGTATAGAATATTTATTAATATCATTTAATCTTTTTAATATTTCATTAAAATATGATCCATTATTTAATGTGACCAATGTTTTTACATTTTCTAAGATGAAAAACTTAGGCGATACTGTTTTTATTACTTTTATACAATCTTCAAATAAATTTAATCTAGGATCGACTGGTGTTTTATACTTATTTGCCCTGCTATAGGGTTGACAGGGAAAACCGGATACATAAATATCAACATATGGGATATCCTCTGGTTTTCTTTTAGTCATATCATTAAATAATATTTTAGGATTGTGATTTTTATTAATATATTCTGTTGCATATTCACTTATTTCAGATGAAAATTCATGTTCATAATTTAAATTATATTCATTACATATATTGTTAAGTGCTTCTATAGGTGCCTCAATCCCGGAACAATCTGTGCCAATTTTTAACATTTTGATATATATAAATATTTGAAAATAATCTTAAATTTATTTTTTCTTTAGATAACGTTTCGGTCGACGATTTGTTCGCCGCCTTGGTTTAGAGATCCGTTTTGATTTATTGGATGATCTCCTCTTAGATTTAACAGGTTTACCGCCTAATCTATTTCCCCGTGCTTCTAATACAGCTGTATATCCATGGATCTTGGCAGATTTTGTCACGAACTCTTCATTCCACAAATTCATATCCGCTGTCATAGTTGAACTATTTAGGTACGGAGTTTTATATTTTCTCAAATACATATTATTAATGATACCCAAATATCTTCTGAGTTCAGAACTATGGTCGGAACATTTAACATCACTTGATTGACATTCATCTTTTAAAAATTGTAAATAATGGTATCTTAGTTTCGCGATATCCTTTAATAATTTTAGTGATTGGTCAAACGAGGATGAACTTATCAAGGACATTATAGCAGTGCGCGCCTCCTGGTTTCCGGCGCGGTCACCTATTCTTATTATGGTAGAGTATATTCCCCCCTTTAACTTGAATGTATCCTCTAATTTATGATAATCTGTGTTTATATCCCCTGCTATTCTGGCAGTACCTTCTAACAGAAAATGACAACTATTACCACCGCGTCCACGTACATCACAACAAGGTGTATGACCAGATTTTGTCCCTGTACATTTAGGTATATTTGTTGGTACCGGACCAGCTAAATCCAATTTTACCGTTTTACCTTGTCTTTGGGTCTTTCTCGATTTTCGAGCTTGTGTTCTAGAAGACTTTGCCTGAAATAGTGATTTTTTAGAAGAACTAGATCTAGAAGACTTTGATTTTACAGAAGGTTTTTTAGAAGAACTAGATTTAGATGAATTATTTGTTGAAGAATCAGATTCTAATGCGGCAAAAGGGTTTTTTTCCATATATAATATATAATATTTTATTAAATTTGAATAAATATAATATATATATTTTTATAAATTCAATTATGAATAAAGAACTTACATCTACTGTTTCTATTATCAGATTTATCTTAAATAATACAGAAAGGACGTGGTCAAACAATTTAAAAATATTAATCAAAACAACATATAATAAAGGAGACATGTTTACACTTAAAGATATATATGAAAAATTTGAGCATATACTTCAACTAAAATATCCTCTAAATTATACTATTAAAGCATCTATTAGAGCAAATTTACAAGTTCTTAGAGATAAAAATATTATAAGATTTATAGATAATGTGGGTAATTATATATTAATTGATTAACCAATTCCTTTCATCTTCTTACACCATTGTGAAGGATCATTCTGATCAGGTGGAGAATTAATATATTCCCATGTAAATACCCCTTTCATCTTAGGGTATTTTTCTTTAACTTTTTTGACTTCTTCTAATGATGTATTAAAATCATCATAATCTCCTCCTAACATACCGAATACAACTTTTTCAGGTGGATATCCATTTTTTATAATACGATCATATGTTTCTAATGTATATGAATTATAACATTGAGTATTAAACCATTTAATATATTTACCTTCTTTAGAATTATATAATTGTTTGTATGAAAATCCACCCATGCTGGATCCATCTGTCATTAACGATTCTGCTACCGGAGCCATAGTTATAGTGAAGTCTTCTCCGAAATCTTTTATTAATGTATCAATTAATTTTTTTACATCATTGATATCCACACCTTCTTCGATATCTAAATCAATACCAGATATAAATGGATATTTTCTTAAAAGTTTGAATAATAACGGATAATATAAATCAAAATTACTGAATAAAGCACCATAAGCACCGCCAGCACCACCAACCATTAATATTATTTCAACTCCTTGTTCATATACTTTTTGTAATTCTATCCATACATTATCAAATCTTGGTGAATCTGGGTCATAATTATTCAAATGAATATATGGGTCATTTTTGTATGAAGAAAAATGAATAGATGATAATATAATTGTATCAATATCTTGAATATGCGAATATAATTTGTCTAATCCACCGAAACTCTGATAATAATAAATTGTTTTCATATTTATAAGTTAAATATATAAATATATTTAAATATTTTTTTATAATAATTTAAATATGCCTACAGAAATAATTTCAGGATTATGGTTTTCTGATATGGATGCATTAAAAAATCCTAATTTTTTTACAGATAATGATATTAATATTATAATTAATTTAACAGATTGTAATTATAAAGTAGATAAAAGTAATGTATCATATATAAATATCCCAATATCATCTTATAATATCCATTCAATGAAAAATGTTATAGATAAAATCATAGAAAATATTCATAATAATATTGAGTTGAATAATATTTTTGTATATTGTATGAATGGATTAACTATATCACCATTAATATGTTCATTATATTTATTAAAATATGGAAAATTAAATAAATATGATATACCTGCTGTGCTAAAATCTAAAAATGATCAAGTATTAATTAATATTGATGAATATGAAAATTTATTTTAAATTTAATATTGTGAATATGAAAATTTATTTTAAATTTAATATTGTGAATATGAAAATTTATTTTAAATTTAATATTGTGAATATGAAAATTTATTCTAATAAAACAAGTTAATTAATTAGTAAAATAATATTTATATATATTATATAGAATGTCACAGATACAACTTGTTAGCAGAGGTGATTTAGATGTATTTTTAACTGGTAATCCTAGTATTACATTTTTTAAATCAGTATACCGAAAACATACTAATTTTTCTATGGAAGATATGGTTATTGGAACAATTCCCAACCCACAAACATCCGGAAAATATGCCGTCAAAATACCTACAGGAACTGGTGATTTATTATATGGAACAAATTTAATTTTAAAAGGGAATAAAATATTTTGTGGAAATGGTGTAGCCAATATTTCTACAGCAGTTATAGATAATATTACATTTGCCATAGGTTCTAGAGAAATCGATAAAACATACGGACATTATTTAGAAGTATATCATGAATTAAATCAAGAAAACCCTAATAGTACTATTACCAATTTAGGTAGAATTGAAGATTCTTCATTATATCATTTAGGACATACTGCCGACCTTGCTGCATTAGCTACACATAAATCTATGATACAAAATAATATGTCAGATGTTAGTTATATTGATAATAATTTAGCAAAACCAACAAATATTATGGGTCATGGATTAGGATATCCACCTACACACTTTCAAAGATCATCCAAATGTGGTGGGACATATTGTGCTCCATCATATTTACAGACACAACACGCGAAGGTTCAACCCGAGAGCAATGCCAGTCACAGTAGCAACTTTAATTATGTTTCTAGTATTAACACAAGACCAGTTTCTTCTGCACATGTCTCTGGATTAAACAGACAACGAGTTACATTGAGTATTACTGGGTGGGACACTACAGTCGCCGGCGGACATTATTTAACATATAATATGGGTGAAAATGCGAAATGGATTAATTTTACAAAAGGTGATAAATTAACATTAGTTTTAGTGGAGGGCGTGGACGGTGGGAACCTCACCAGTCAGTGGTCGAAGGGCGTGGTGGTGGAGGTGGCATATCAAGACGGAAATAAAATTTATACTAGTGACGATTTAGAAGGAGAAGAAGAGGACTATCCTGTCGACGGTTCGACGGCGTCGGTGGCAGCAACATTCACATTAACACAAGAAAACTGGTCTGGTAGATTAATGAATGCATCACAAGTAGAAGAATCTGCTTGGAAAGGTGATATATTAGGTGAATGTGTGGTACCATTAAATTTCTGGTATTGTAGATCACCAGGATTAGCAATTCCATTAGTAGCGCTACATAAAGGAACTGATGTAGAATTATATGTACAATTTGCTGGTAAAACGGATGCTGCTTGGACATCTACCGTGAGTGCAAGTTTGACCGCGGCAGATGGAACAAAACAAAAAAATGATTTTATATCATATGATTCAAATATTAATTGTGTAAATGATGTAACGAATGCTTATAAAATAGGCGACAATGATTGTAAAGCGATTTTGGATACTATTATTGAATCTGGTGCTAAATTTAATTTTAATATGGATGTATCTGTCATTTACATATTTTTAGATAATATGGAAAGGCAACGATTTAAAAATAGTGCACATGAATATTTAATAGAACAATTACAATACCATAGACATAATTCAACGAAGAATACTACTATAGATATATCAGCATTTCAACACCCTGTTAAAGAATTAATATGGACAGGACAACCATATCTTTCAGGAAATATTCAAAGTATTGATACCGCGGATATAGGAGAAGACGCTGATACGAAAACAGTCGCTGACTCGCTAAATAACGGTACATATGCACATCCGTCTGGAGTAAGGTTCGTATTAGGTATGGGTGAGTCTGGTGATAATGATATATTATATGGAGGAGGTATAAAAAATTCAAGTTATACTAGCGGTTTTGGAAATGCATCTTTTTCGAAGACATGGGGTCTTAACAACACCCCTGCACAGAAGCAACTTACATACATCCCCGCACGCGACCTATCAAACGGTAAATTTGTACAAGGATTACTTGGTCCTTCAACACCAGATTGTTTAGATTATTGTTCATATAAAATATCATTAAATGGTACAGACAGATCTCAATGGAAATCATTGCAACATTTTACGAGAGAAAATGTTAGAAAATATCATAAAGGCGGTTGTATTTCTGTTCCGGATTCTATTGCTGTATTTTCATTTGCATTAAATCCTACAGATGTTTCTCCTTCTGGAACTTGTAATTTTAGTAATATAGATTTAATACAAATACATAGAAATCAAACAATCACTGCGAGTATACCTATCAAAAGAATTAATGTATATGCCATTAATTATAATATATTAAGGTTTGTAAATGGTCAGGCTGGTTTGTCATATGTATTATAATTAAAATTAAATTATTTAATAATATATATGGGTGCTGGTTCATTAACAATTTTATATTCAAATGAAAATACACTATTCTGTATGAATCCTCAAATTACATATTTTAAATCAGTCTTTAGAAAATATACTAAATTTGTAATGACTGATTACCATCATACAATTTCTGAAAATAAATTTTCAAATAATAATAATGATATATCATTTAATCATCCTACCCTTGGTGATTTATTGGCACAAGTATCTGTACAAATAGATTTGGACGAGACCGCTGATAAGTCCTGGGACAAATTCCCCAACAACATAGGTACTGCTCTTTTTAAAAATATTCTATTTAAATATGATAATAACGAAATTGAAAATGTAAGTTCTGAATATATTAATTTTACATCAATGTTAAATAATTCTAAATCATTTAATTCAATATATGATATAGTGGAAAAAGAACTAGTATGTAATAATGGAAATAATTATCAAAGAATGGCATTATCGGGTGGTGTATTTACTCCAAATTCTATGTTTGGTGCTACGCCCTCGACCGCCATCGACAAAATGAAAGCAATTGTGCCAATACCATTTTCATTCTCTAAAAATGTAGGTTCAGCGTTTCCTTTATTTCTTTTAACAAAAAACGACGTAAATATACTATTACAACCCAATCCGTTTGACGGACTATTTCATACAGATGCGACCAAGAATGATGCCATCCCCGAATTGTTTAAATTTTCTTTAATATATAAATATATATATTTATCTGAAGATGAGCGAAATAGATTTAAATCATCTCCTCAAGAATATTTAGTAGAAAAAGTTAAATTTAGTGATACCATAAGACTAAATCAAGATGTAAAAATAGATTTTAGATCAGTTGTTCCTAATTTGCCTGTGAAATGTATATATTTAGTTAATAAGAGTAAAGATGATAATAAGTCAACACAATTATATAATAATTACAAATATCAATTTTTTATTAGAGGTGTAAATTTACAACAACAATCTTTACCCCATGAATATTATTCTAAATTAAATATTATAGAAAATTTTAAAGGTTGTGTTTATGATAAATGGGACCAAGACAGTCTCTTGACCGCTAAGACGGTACCATCTATAAATAGTAATATAGCATATATTCCTCTAAATTTAAAAAATGCAGAAGGTCCTTCTGGATGTATAAATACTGGTACAAATGAATTTAGAATGGAGGTAACTTTCCAACCAAACGAAGCTGAGATTGGGCATCCGGGGTACGATGTTGAACACACTGATATATATATTTATTTAGTATATTATTCTATCATGAGAATATCTGAGAATAAACATTTGTCTTTTCCATATGGTAATAATTAATTAGTTACAATTAATATTTTTTTATATGATATATAATAATATATGTCTAATATCGGGACCCTTTCACTAATAGCAGTACCTGGTGAGATAGAACGAAAACATTTTATAAATAATCCAGATATTACATTTTTCAAATCTGTATATAGACGCCATACAAATTTTAGTAAATTTTTGAGTATAGAAGAAAGTGAACATAATAGTGAACCAAAAGGGTGTTTTGGGGTAACTAGTCAAAAATATTCTTTGGATGGTACAATTGCTGATTTACTTAGTAAAGTATATTTACAACATAAGATAACTTTTACAAATTTTGAAAAAGAAAACCCCGATGACAATGCGGCATTAGCAGTATCATTTTTCGCCAATTTAGGAACTAATATTATAGCTGAAGAGCAGGATGCTTTGAAATTAACTATTGGAACCAATACTATATTTCAAAATAGTGGTTTATATTTGGAGACAAAATATGAATTAATGAATGAAATGGTTTCTTCTGTAAAGAAAGGGTCGGGTGATGGCGATTATTTTACCGTCGCTCCTTCACTAACCACCACGTTTGACGGCAGTGCTTCTTTGGTCGGATGTACAAATGGATCACATTTTAATCATACAACTCTAGCAGGTGGTGTTGGTGGACTGGACATTAACAATGGTAGTTTAATCGACGACACCATCACCTTTAGTACAGAATATTTCTATTGTATCCCAGATTTTTCATTTAATTATGACTATGGACTTGCTATTCCTGTAGGTATTCTGCGCAATACTGCAGTGGATTTTCATGTAAATTACAAAACAGTGGATAATGTTCTAAATGTTGTTGGATCTAACACAGCTAAATTAGAATCAACGTGTATTAAAGAATACATCCATTTAGATGTAGAAGAAAAAAAAAGATTTATCACTAATTCACATACTTATATAACCGAGAATTATAGACAGCGGGATGGGAGTAGTGACGATACAAATATAGCTTTGAGCGGATTAACCGGTTTAGTGAAGTATTTATTGGTAGTGGGGTCACCTGATGGTGATAATACGGTCTCTAAATCATTATCAACGCCTACGTTAGTCACTTTCGAGGATATGAATTTACATATAGATTCGAATCCTTTAAATTCAGATAATTTAAAAAGAGACATATTTTCAAGATTAAATTTATATAATTACTTTCCCGGGGGGGGGCGTGACATGGATCAAATAACAACTCCTCCCACAAAAAACCACGGTCATTTAGATTCAATATGTGTTTTCCCAATATGTCTCCATCCTCTCAATTATACACAACCTAGTGGATGTATATCAAATATAAATTCAGGAGTTAAAACATTATCACTAAATTTCTTAGATCTCACGACAGATATAAAAATATTTATAGTAGAATATAATTTATTACGAATCTCAGATGGCCAATGTCAAAAAATGTTAGGCACTTAAAAATATTTATTTATTAATTTATTCACAAAGAAAAATAATATTGTTGATATAAATCCTTTTAGTAATACTAATATATTATTGTTTTCTATAGATAATGTAGAACATAATATATTATTGAATTGTGTTAAATTCACCACTATAAATAGTAAAAAAAATACAATACTCGATTTAAATTCATCCATAAGTGATACATTTTCACACATATCTTCTATTTTAACGTCAGGTCCTTTTGATTTATTAGCATTTTCTTCAGCAATCCTCTTTTCTATCATTTGATGCTGTCTTTGCTTCTCCATATCCATTTGTTGTTGCTGCATCATTTGTTGTTGTTGTTGTTTTTGCTGCATCATTTGTTGTTGCTGCTGTTGCTGTTGTTGCTGCTGTTGCTGTTGTTGCTGTTGTTGATTTTGTTGCTGCATATTTTCTTTATCAGAATTTATTTCTGATAAAATACTATTTACTATACTATCATCATCAGCCATATTTGAATTATTACTAGTTCGCATTAATTCTTCAATTGATGTTGATGATCCGCCTCTATTTTCCATATTTTATAATAAAACTAACTATATTTATTTCTTAATCTAAACTTAGTATTAATAAATCATTTGAAACATTATTATATAAAAAACATGCCACAATTATCCCTATAATTACGGATATAAAATATCTTAAATATTCTTCCATTATATATTTATACTATATTTTTATTATAATATTGTTTTCTAAATCATTATCTATTATATATTTTAAAAATATAGTCAACGCTAACGATATAAGTAATATTTTTGTATTGATAATATTATTTAAGTCTAATTTCATTTATATATAATAGATATATAAAATTATGGCAGATATGGACAATATTCTCGAACTATTCGATTGTAATGATAATAATGATGACGCTGATATCCCTAAAAATGAAAATTATTTTATTTATGAGATACTAAAATTAATTCAAGAAAGTGATAACAATTCATTGTATATATATTGTATGATTAAAACATTACTTACTAAAAAAGATTTATTAAATAATAATCAGATTAAAGAAATTACAGATATACTTGGAGTGAAACCTGAAATTAAAGAAGTTATTAAATATAAAGAAAAAATTGTTTATAAAGAAAGAAAGAATAAAGTATATGAAGGGGATGATTACTAGATTTAATAAAAAAATAAATTTGATATTTATCTTTTTTATGGTAAATACACTACATTAATTATAAATATATCGATAGCATTGTATATATAAGTTTGAATTTGATTTTTGAAAAATAGTTGTTTATATATTATGACAGTTTATAAATTAAGAAAAGATATTTTAAATGAAATTAATAAAGGAGTTTCATATGAAAAAATTATTAAAATATCAAAAACAGTTGATGCATCTTTTACTGGATTTGTATTTGAAACTATATGTGATATATTAATGGCAAGTAAGTATCTTATTAATTATGATAAATATTATAAAAATCATATATGCGATCCAGTTATGATTGAATTAACAAATTTTAATGATAAAAATATGTTTGATCAGAATATTAGACAAAGCGGTAATCCATCTGATAGAACTTATAAATTAGACGGTTTCCTGATACCTACAAGCATTAAATATCATGAAGAACACGGAGAAACGGATTTAGTTAAATTAGATAGAACTATGTTAAGAAAAAAATGTCCATATAAATTATCTTTAATTGTCAAAGATAAAGTGAAATATACAGATCATAAATATAGACATAGAAACGATGAAAATAATATAGTTCTAAAGGAATTACAGAAAAACGAATTACTCTTTGATGAAAAAGATGTAAAGATTGCGTATAAAATGTTTCAAAATAAACTCAAATCTCAAAATATATCCAATATTGATGATGTCATTGAATGGATGAATGATGAATATTTAAATTGTAGAAGAGTAAATTTAAAATTAAAATTACATCAAGGATTAGCTTATATTCTATTTAAAAATAATCTAAACTCTAAACAATTAATACATGTTTTATCTCATAAACCCAGATCGGGAAAAACTATTACATTATTATTATATTGTATGCAATTATTTAATAAAGGTAAAAATCGTATATTAATCATGACCCCCGTGCCTGATACAATAGATAATTTTATAAAAGAATTAGATAAATATAATGAATTTAAACATATTAAACATATTAAACAGAAAGATTTCTTATCAATTGATAGAGATTTTGTAGGAGTCGTGTTTTGTAGCACTGAATATCTTAAAAATGATAAAAAAGGATTAAAATTTCAAAAATTAAAAGAATTAGATTTTGAAGCGGAAATATTTGATGAATGTCATTTTCATTCATCAAATGATAATACATTTAATAAAATCATTAATATTTATGATAAAGATATAATTCAGATATTTGCATCTGGTACTAGTAATAAAACAGAATATTATTATAATATCCCTGATAAATGTGTTTATAGATGGACTGTTGAAGATGAAAATTATATGAGAAAAATCAACAATTCGGAAGAGAATGAAAATTTCATTGATATAATGCTAAAAAGACATTTTAAATATTGCAAACCAAAATTTAATATAAGTGATTATAATTATAATTATGATAATTGTCCTTTACAAATATTATTACAACCCACTATATGTGTAGATATGATAAATAAAATAGATGAATATAATATTAAAAATGATACTGATTATGGATATAATTGTGCTTCTGTATTATCTCTAAAACCTATTAAGAAAAATAAAAAAAGTGATTGCAAATATAAATCAGAATTTCAATTGGAAGAAAATAGTCATGGAGTTGAATATTTAAAAAGATTCTTTGAAATGATTATTTCATCTGATCCAATGCATAATGATGATACTATTATGAGAATTATTGAAAAAACACAAACAGAATACAATTCGAGAAAATCTGATGAAGGTAATCCTAAATTATTTCTATTATTCTTACCTATGAATAGTAATATTAATTTATTACAAGGAACTATAATCAAATTCTTAGTAAAACATAAACTATGGACTGAATATCATGTATGCTATTCTAATAGTAAAAATACATCTGATGATAGTAATAAATCATATTTAGAATTTGTAGAAAAATCTATGCTCGATACTAAAAATCGTAATAAAAAAGGTTGTATATTATTACTAGGTGGTCAAGGTAAACTTGGGATTACTTATGATGATTGTGATGTAACTATATCGTTAGATAATGGTACTAATATAGATGATTGTAAACAAACCTATTATAGATCTTTAACAGAAGCAAAAGATAAAACTATCGGTATTAATGTTGATTTAAATATTCAACGAGTATTACTATACACAAGTAATCGTATTCGAGATTATAGGGGTGTATCCAATGATAATAGAAATTATTCGGAAATTTTACAATATTTGTATAAAGAAAAAATATTTATATTTAATCCCCATGAAATGAATTTTGGTGGATTTAATCAAGAAATTGTTGAATATTTTGATAAATATGGTGAAAAACTTAGAGAAGAAATATCAGTTGATACTATTACTCAAAATATAATATGTAATGATGATTTGGGAGAATATATTAAAAAAATATCATTGGATAATGGTGATGTGATTATTAATCCTGTGTTACAAGGGAAACAACAAAATTGTAATAAAGGCGGTAAAGATAAAAAACAAGTTGACTCTCTAGGTGGTAATGCTGGAGGTGGTAGCGATGGTGTGGACGATAGTCCTGTCAATGAAGATTCTAAAACTGACCCAATCCCCCCTATTAATAGGTCAAAAATCATGTATGAATATTTATCTAAATTATGTTGTCTATTATTAAGAAAAGAATATAAGGATGCTGAAAATAAAAATAAATCTAATGTTGAAATACTAAAGTTACTATATAATAATGATAATTATATGCTATTAATAAATAACCAAATAAAGAAAATGTATAAAATCGAAGATTGTCATTTAAATAAATGTCTAGATAAATATATAGAGGATATGTCTAATTATAACAATGATGATATATTAAATCAAATATTTGAATTATATACTAGTAAAAATCCGCATGAATTAAGGAAAAATATAGCAGCACATTTTATCCCTACGAAAGAACAAATAAAAGATCATGCTGAAATCCCTACACCAGTTGAATGTGTAGATGAAATGATTTCAAAGATCCCAGATACATTTTGGACTACACCAAAAAAGATACTTGAACCATGTTGTGGGAAAGGAAATTTCGTACTGGCTATATTTGAAAAATTATATAATGGTTTGACTATCATTGAAGATGAAATAGAGCGATGCCGTATTATAATAGAAGAATGTATTTATTTCGCTGATATCGAACCTATTAATATCTTTATCACAAAAGAATTATTATCTTGTCATGCTATATCTAAATTGAGTCAAAATTGTTGGGACGATTGGAATTTAGTATTGAAAATTTATGATTTTAAATATAATACATATACAGGTGATACATTAGAATTAGATATAAAAAAAGAATGGGACATTGAATATATGAATGCTTCTATTTGTAATCCACCTTATCAAGATAACAATAAAGATGGTAAATCAAAACATGGTAAATCAAATTTATGGTGTAAATTTATAGAATATTCATTTAAAATATTACTTACAAAAGGATATTTATTATTTATTACCCCATCAAGTTGGATGGGAGGTACCGTATCATGTTATGGACAAATGATAGATAAACAAATTAGTTATTTAAATGTTAATGAATGTAAAAAACACTTTAATAATGTGGGATCCACATTTTCATATTATATGATTGAAAATACCCCTATATATAAAAATACAAAAATTATATGTAAATACAATAATAAAATATATAAAAGCGAAATATTATTAAATAATGATATTAAAATATTGCCACAATTATTAGGTGAAGATACAATTAATATTATGAATAAAATATTTGATTGGAATAATGATAATTTATTTATCCGTAAAGATTTAATTAAAAATAAAGATGATTGTATCAATATTCAAGACGATGTATATAGTCATAAAGTTTTAACTTTTATAAAAAAAGACGGAACAAAAGATATTCAATATTGTAAATATAAATTAAATACACAAAATCTTAAAAAAGTATTATTATTTAGAAGTGGATATATTAATCCAACTTATGATAATGGTGAATGCGGTGTTGGTAATAATATCCATTATGCCGTTGTAGATGATGATGAAGAAGGTGATAGATTATTAAATTTATATAACTCTGATTTGTATAAATTTATGTTTTCATTATGTAGAACTTCACAATTTACAAATGGGCGTGTTATGAATTGGTTATATAAAAAAAATCCTATATATAATAATATATATGAATATTTTAATTTAAATGAACATGAAATTAAATTTATTGAAAATAATATCTAAGGATATGCGTAAGCGATATCCTCATCTTTCACAACTAATAATCGTTGTGCTCCATCATCTACATCTTTTATAGTATAATCATGTGCTAAACGGTACTCATTATTATTTTCTAAATTATTAGTCCATTTCCTTATAAATTTCTCAATATCTACTATTTTTAATTCTATTATTTCTTTATTAGTTTTATTATATAAAATCCATGTTAAAAATCTTGGATATGGAATACCTATTCTTTTGGGATAATTTTTTTTAAATTTAAAAATTTCGGTCTGTCTTCCCGACCCTGGTCTATCATACCTAATGGTAGGATTATAAACACCCGATTTTTTATTTTCAACAAATTGTACTCGATTTTGCATACCTATTCTCCCATTAGATCCTTCAACCCACGAGTCTAGACAATAGGTGATATCTTCATCGTTTGACCCTTGCTTATAATCAACCACATTGTCAAATAATCCTGACCGATTTAGATGATGGATAATAGCTTGCTTGCTCCAATTATAGAAAACATTGTCTGACAGCGTCCAATCTCTTACAACTTCTTCTGACATATTTAATGTTAATGTTAATATAAAAATATTTAAATATTTTTCAAATTTATTTATATTAATCAAGCAAGCATTCTTGTTTATATAAAGGTATGACTTTCTCTTTCTTAGATTTATAATTCCTTTTCTTATAATCTATTTTTTCTTCATTATCATTTTCATATAATTCGTATCCTTTTTTCTTATATAATGCCACCCGTTTTATTGATTGTTTTTCAAAGCCTTCTATATTTACATCTATTATATCACATATTAATTTATGATGTTCACCATATTTCCGGAAAATTCGTCCGATACTCTGCTCAACATTTGACACTGGCGACGCAAGTATCACTGTATCTAATGATGGTATATCTGCTCCTTCAGAAAAGAATGAATATGTCCCTAAAATAACTCTTAAAGTAGCATTATGGTCTAAAATCTCAGGATGTATTCCGCCGATGTAAAGACCGGCCGATTCTTTATCATAATATTTATTTATCTCATTCATCATATTTATTAAATGGTCCCTTCTCTCGGATAGAATTAATATAGTTCGTCCTTCATCATAATATTTATATAAATATTTTAGGACTAATTCGGTTCTTTCTTTATATTCACATATTTGATTTACCATTTTAGGACGACAGGTCGTTCCGTTAAAAATTGTCTGTTTTTTACAATATTTTTCATCTTCTGATTCATATTGTATCAATCGGGTTTCCACGCGGTGGTCATTTATTTCATCAGGTGATTCATATACTACATCTCCTATATACCATTTAAATACATATTGAGTTCCGTCTGCTCTTTTTATTGTTGCTGATAATCCTAATACATATAGAGGTGATATTTTTCGCATAGCTTTCGAAAATACCTCTGCACTTAAGTGATGACATTCATCGAAGCAGACCATACCGAAT